CCATGTTTTGTTGCTGCTTTGACTGCGGTATAGATGAATAGCCAGATCAGAACCAAAATAATAAGTCCTATAAATAATGCTGTTCCCAGAGATGCAAAAATAATATCACTTACACTCATTGTTTTCCCCTCCGTATGGTGTTTTTCTTTATCCTACCATATGCCGGGACTTCTATCAAGAAAGGTTGTTAAAATGAATGAATATGAAAATATTGAAACTGTTGAAACTGTTGAAAATGATGATCAGGGATCTACCGTTGATGTTCCTGGAACTGATGATCCTATATTATCCGATAGCACTGGCATTGAATCCGATATGGTACAAGATGCCGGATCTGTTACGGAAGAACCCCCTACTGAGTCCGTGGATCCGGGAGAACCCGGAACAAATGTCTACGTTATGGATAGTGATGGTAATTATATACCTTTTACTGTCGCTGTTTCGGAACCTGCGACGGAACAAGTACAAGTACAGAATTTATCTGCAGACGATCTTGAGCCTTATTTTTCGGCAATAAATTACAGGTTGGACACAATTATTTTTCTTCTGCTCTCTTTTTGGGTAATTAAGCGGATAAAAATTGCTGTTGCTAATATGACTGGTCGCAGCTTGGATGGCAGAAAGGATGTGTTAGACAGATGAGTCCATGCGCAGATTTTACCTGCAGGTTAAAAGGATCCTGCATCAATGAGGACAATCATTGTCATGATCTTATTGGTTGTCGTGTGATCCGTGCCGGGGATGATATCCAGCGGTGCAAAATGTGTTACCTGGTTAATAGTTGTCGTTATGCAAAGGAGATAATGAAGAATGGAAAACATAATTAATTATATCTGTGACGGGTCAAATGAGTTTACACCGGAAGTGATTGTTGGACTGATCGTGTTTACTTTGGTGTTGGAAACTATTAGCTCTATTGCTTCCAACTGTCTGAAGCTGGGGAGGTGATTCTGAATGTTGACACTTGCATTGATAATTATTGTGTTTGCCTGCATTATGTCGGTCTGTGTCCGGGTGATTCTTACACATCCGGTCAGTACTGTATATTATGGGGTTAAAGACATATACAAATATTTCCGGTTTTATCGGTGGAATGAATGTTCCACAGGTACTATCTCCTGTTATGTCGGTCTGTTTGGTAAGGGTAAAACTTTATCTGCCGTTCATAAGGTGGTAAATCTTTACAAGCGGTACAACAATAAAAAGATATATGACTTTAACCGGAAGAAATGGGTTACGCAGAAAGTACATATTATCTCTAATGTATCCCTGGCTATCCCTTATGAGGATTTTGTATCTATGGCGCAGATCGTGGCTGTTGCTGACCGTATGCGTGCCGTGGATGAAGAGAATGATACTTTGACCTGTACTATTGTGCTCGGTGATGAATTTTCGGTGCAGCTTAATTCCCGGAGTTTCAAGAGCAACATAGACCCTTTATTTTTGAACACGCTTTTGACCTGCCGTCACCATCATATCAGTCTGATCTATACATCGCAGAGGTTTAATCATGTGGATGCTCTGCTCCGTCAGGTGACCAGCTATGTCTATACTTGTAATAAGGTTTGGAGAATTATGGTGCATGAACAGTATGATGCTTTTGAACTGGAAAATGCGTCCGATCCAACGCTTATCAAACCCAAAAGTCGTTTCGGTTGGTTTATCCGGGATGCTGCTTTTAATGCTTATGATACTCTGGCCTGCGTGGGTAATCTTACAAAGTCATGCAAAGAGGGGGACATGCTCACGGAAGAACAGATTCTGGAATTGCAGCGGAATAACCCTGCTAACCTTGATGGTATTGTAAACCCGTCACGGAAACTGAAACGTGCAAGTAAAAAATTGAGAAAGTAGGTGCAGTATGAGTGACTTTATGTATTATTTTGGACGTGCTTGCAATTTTTATCGGGAATATATGCGATTCGTAAAACCTTCCAGTTCTCCAAAAGACTATGGATTATTTTTGCAAACTAGGAGAAAGAAAAAAAGAAAGTAGGTGTATTATGGCTGATAAGATAAAATGTTCTGAATGTAAGTATTGCGGTTTTTACATTAAAAAGTATGGCTATCGGAAAGCGTGTTATTGCGATCATCCTGATCAGGAATATATACAACAGTTTCATGATGATCACAGGTTAGTAGCTGCACCCGGGTTTATTGGTTATTCCGGTTTTAATGACGATGTGGTACCCGTGAAATTATCTCCCCGTTGGTGTCCGAAAAAGAAAGGAAGTGTGTAAGTATGGCTCTTGCTATTGTTTTAGTCATTTGTGCCACTGTCATTGTTGTGACCTATATGTTATGCCGGATCCGGGAAAGGGAACAGGATCTGGAGGACGTGTATGAAGATATTTCTTTGTTACGTGTTTCGGTGGATCGTTTTAATTCGATCGAGGAAGTCAATGCAAGCAATCTCTCTTGTTTGTCTGATCATTTAAAACACGTTGATGAGGAAATCGATGAAATACAGAACGAGTTGTGCAACCGTTTGTAGCTTGCAACGTGCACTTCACCCTTTACGGTAGGGGGCACCCGGTTAGCCTTGTGACCAGGGACAGCGCCCACAAGCGAAGCGGGGCGCGTCCTTGGGCGCAAAGGTCCCGGGGTGCCGGGTTCCTGCCGTCAAGGGCGTTGCCTAGGGCCAGTATTACCCCTAGGCAACTTCTGTGACATGTGACAAAGTGGTTCTAAGCATGATATTTACTGATTTTTTTGTTGTGACAAAGTTGTGACAAATGGCTGTGACAAGACAACTTCTGTGACAAAAAGGAGAAGCACATGGGTGACAAGTCTGATTCCAGATCACGTAAGTGGATGATCACTATCAATAACCCACTTGATAAGGGGTTTACACACGACAAAATTAAAGAGGTGCTTACTTCTATCCGCTCATTGGATTACTGGGCTATGTGTGATGAGATTGGAAACGAAAAGCACACTTTACATACACATATCATTATCCACAGGGGCGGTGCTCTTCGGTTCAGTACTTTGCAGAATATGTTTCCTCCCGGTTCCCAGTTGGATAATCTCCGGGGTACAATGCAGCAAGCCCGTGACTATATCCGTAAAGAGGGAAAATATAAAGGTACCACGAAAGAAGAAACAAATTTAAAAAATACGTTTGAAGAGTCCGGAATTGTTCCAGATGAACATCAGGGACAACGGAATGATCTTGTTGCCTTGTATGATATGATCAAAGACGGTAAAAGCAATTATGAGATCCTTGAAGATAACCCAAACTATATGATGCAGCTTGAAAAGGTGGAACGGTGCCGGGAGATCCTCCGGTATGAAGAATTTAAGAATGCCGTTCGTGAAATGCATGTGGAATATTGGTTTGGTGATCCCGGAACAGGTAAGACCTCTGGAGTATATGCATTATATGGCGGATATGATAAAGTGTACCGCATTACTGACTGCCGGAACCCATGGGACGGATACAAGGGACAAGATGTCATTCTCTTTGATGATTTCAGGGCTTATGACTTTGATATTACTGTATTGCTCAAATGGCTGGATATTTACCCGTTGGAACTACCGTGTAGATATAATAATAAACAAGCCTGTTTCACGAAAATTTATTTTACAAGTAATATAGCTTTCGACCAGCTTTATAGGACAGTGCAATCAGAAGATGCCAGTACCTGGAATGCGTTTTGCAGACGGTTCAATGTGATCAAAGAGTTTCGGAATAGTTCGCAGTTTGATTATCAGGGCTATAATGATTATATGCAAAATAGATGGATGCCTGTCGGTAATTCTATTATGAATATTTTTGGTAGTTAAAAATAGAGGAGCTAACGCTCTTCTATTTTTTTTTGGATCGTTCCAATTATCTGCCGCTTTCATTATCCTCTTTTTCCTGTTAACCCTTCGCCCTAAAATTAGGTCATTCGCACAATTTGTGGCAAGGGTGAAGCTCCGCAGGAGTTCAGCCCGACCATGATATTTTATTTTTATAACAATATTTCCCCCTTTGAGGGGGCAAGGGGGTGACTC